CATCTTTACCGCGCAGCGGGAAGGTCGTATTGTTATCAATGCTTGATTAGAAAGAGTTCATTATGTCGTATCCTGTTTCTCCCGGTCGTCCGAATTACTCGGGCAACTTCATCCCCGAAATCTGGTCGGGTAAGCTGATCGAAAATTTCTACGACGCCACCGTGCTCGCAGCAATTTCGAACACCGACTATGAAGGTGAAATCCGCCAGTATGGCGACACCGTCAACATCCGCACCACGCCGGAAATCACGATCCGTGACTACGTCAAGGGCCAGAGCCTGACCGTCGAAAACCCGGACAAGCCGAAGCTCCAGCTTGTCATCGACAAGGGCGAATACTTTGCTTGCGTCGAAGACGACGTAGATAAGGTGCAGTCGGACATCAACCTGATGGACACTTGGTCGAAGGACGCTTCCGAGCGTATGAAGATCAAGATCGACCAGCGCGTCCTGACCGACCTGCTGCCCGACATCGCTGCCACCAACAAGGGCGCAACTGCCGGTGAGCAGTCGGCTTCGTTCAACCTCGGTACGACCGGCTCTCCGCTGACCGTGACCAAGGACGGCGCTGGCGGCACCACCTCGGTGATCGACCTGATCGTTGACATGGGCACTGTCCTCGACGAAGCAAATGCTCCGGAAGCCGACCGCTTCCTCGTCATTCCTGCCAAGATGGCTGGTCTGATCAAGAAGTCGGAACTGAAGGACGCATCGCTGACCGGCGACAGCCAGTCGATTGTCCGCAATGGCCGTCTCGGCATGGTTGACCGGTTCACTCTCTATGTGAGCCACAACCTGTACGTGTCTTCGGGCAAGTACAACATCATTGCTGGTCACAAGATGGGCTTCACCTTTGCCTCGCAGATGACCAACATGGAAACCATCCGCTCTGAAACGACCTTCGGTAACATCATCCGCGGTCTTCAGGTGTATGGCTACAAGGTCGTCAAGGGCGAAGCGCTCTCGACTTCTGTGGTTCAGTTCTGATTTTGATGGGGGGCCTCGGCCCCCTGTCTTGCTCGAAAGGATTTAAAGATGGCTGCTTATACTGACTCTCTCGGCTTCAATAAGGGTACCGCTGCGTATCCGGACACTGCATGTGTCTACAAGTTTGAAGTCGAACTCGACTTTGCTGCGATTGTCGCAGCGCGTGCTGCTGCTGGTGCTACGGCTCTGGCTGCTACTGATACCCTTCAAGTTATCAGTCTCCCGGCTTACTCGGTGGTTCTCGCTGCTGGTCTGAACGTCATCTCGGCGGAAACGACCAACACGACCGCGACGTTTGACTTCGGTTTCACGGGCGGTTCGCCTGCTGCTGCCAACGTCTACGCTGATGACGCCCCGTCGAACGCTGTAGCGATGGACTCGGACAACCTTGCCAATCCCACGATTGTCAAGACGGCTGATACCATTGACCTTCTCCTCAACACGGCGGTTCCGGCCAACGCTGTTGTGAAGGCATGGGCTATCGTCGCTAACTGCGCTTAATGGTTTGAGGCTGCTGGCTGGATTGGGGGTTCCCGGTCGGAAGGCAGCCTCATACTCAAGGAGGTTATCATGGGTGTTTATCGCGGTATTACTCAGGACAATGTGACTATTCAGGGCGGTACTGCGTACAGCCTTAATCTCGTCACTCCGTCCATCGGCGGCACGGCTGTTCTGGCCACTGCTGCTGAAATCAACGCTGTCGCTGACGCGTCAACGCGTCTTGTGTCGGCTTCGGCTGCTACCTTGGCAGTCACGCTTGCAGATCATGACCAGAAGGTCGTCGTTCTCAACCGTGCTGCTGGCGTCACGGCTACTCTCCCGGCTGCAACTGGCTCGGGCGCAATCTTCCGGTTTGTCACTGGCACGACTGTCACGTCGAACAACAACATCATCAAGGTGGCTGATAGCACCGACGTGATGTCGGGTTCGATCTACGTGACCGATCAGGCTGTCGGCACCGGCACGGAGTTCAGCACGCTCGCGGCTAGCGACACGATCACAATGAATGGCACTACCTCTGGCGGTATCGTTGGTGGTATCCTGACGCTGATCGACGTCGCAACCAACCTGTATGCGGTGCATGGCAACATCGTCGGTACGGGTGTTGAAGTCACTCCGTTCAGCGCAACGGTGTAAACGATGGGGGCCTCGCGCCCCCATCAACATAGGATAGAGATATGGCTGGCAAACGCATTCCCGACCTTGATCCGCTCTCTGGCGCGGCTTCTGCGAACGACGACAAGCTCGTCATCTACGATGCCTCGACGACATCGACGAAGCGCATTGATCGGTCTCAGCTTGCCGCTGGCCTCGTTGGTGATCTACCATATACTCCGTCCGGTAGCATCTCTGCTACGACCATCCCGACTGCTATCGCAGAACTGGACAGCGAGAAAACTACGCTTGCTGCGGTCCTTGCGCGCCTCGACGATAACGACGGATCGTCGCTCGTTGGCCATATCGCAACAGGTACTGGCGCAACTGCTCGTACCGTTCAGGTAAAACTGCGCGATACCGTCTCGGTCAAGGACTTCGGCGCTGTCGGTGACGGGACCGCAGACGACACGACTGCTTTTATTAACGCAGTGACTGCGTCCCGAAGAGTTTTTATCCCCGCTGGGACTTACATAATTGATGTTGTCACACTTCCTGCAAACACCGAAATTTACGGCGTTGGATCAGCGACCATACTGAAACAAAAGTCAACCTTTGCGAATGACAGCCGAGGGTCTTTGTACGCGAACAGCGGATCAGCCGGTGCCACCATAAATAACATTACGATCCGTGATTTGCGGATCGAAGGCACGAATATCGTTGCGCCAACATTTAGCGAGTTCAAGCACCTGATTTCGCTGCACGGTGTTCGCAATGTGATTGTCGAAAACGTACAGATTATCGGATTTCAGGGCGACGGCATTGTTTTCGGTTCTGGAATTGTGGCTGGAGATGAGCGCCACAACTACAACGTCAAGGTCATCAACTGCCTATTCGACGGCATCAATTATCAAAACCGCAACGGCATTTCGGTCATTGATGGTGATAGCGGTATCATTTCCGGCTGCACGTTCCAGAATTGCAGCCGGTCCAATATGCCGGGCGCTATCGATTTCGAGCCGGACGACTATGCGTTCCACATTGTCAAAAACTGGGTTGTCGAAAACAGTACGTTCAAAGCGGTTGGTGGCAACTTCGCCACTATCGGTATGTTGTTTCCTTCGGCAGTTCCTTTACCTGTCGGTTTTTCATTCATCAACAACAGCTTTATTGACTATGCTGGAACGGGTTCTGAAATTGGGATTGACGTGCGGCGCACATTGTCAGCGTCAGATGTCTCAATGCAGGTTCTGGTAGACGGCAATAAAGGTACTGGCGGTCGAGCGCCGGTCTATCTTTTTGCGTGCAAGGGCGTTTTAATAACGCCAAGTAACACTTTTGAAGACTACACAAATGCGTCGTTTTTGGGCTTCACGGGTGCTACCGATCTGGCAAGAGATGTGACGCATCAGGCTAACTATTTGCGCGTTGGCACGGCTGACACACGCGGCGTCCAGATTACTAAGGTGGCCAATCTTACCCTTGGCGGCAGTTTAGCGGAATGTGCAACCAATACTGCATCTTCGTTCCCAGTTCAGTTTCAGCCAGCCAGCCCGACCGGCGTAACGATTGAAGGTTTGCGGTTGACCAAGCGGGCGTCGCAAACAGTCGGCATAAATAACGCAGGCGCGACTTTCACTGCGTCTGGCAATAAATTCGTCAATAACTTTTTGGACGGATTAACCAGTCAGTTTGAAAGCCAGACAGCACTGCTGACAAATCTTAGCTTGTTAGCTTCATGGACTGGCACGGCTGAAGTTAGCCTGATGGGAAATACGGTTACGATTAATCTAGATATATCCGGCGGCACGCAGACACTGGCCACGCAGATTGCCACCATCCCTGCGGGATACAGACCGAAAACCAACATTTCCGCAACTTTTATTTCTGGGTCTAGTTTTGTTGGTTTGCGCTTTGACGCGGCGGGCGAAGTTTATATCACACCTATTGCTGCCCCCGGTGCCTCCATTAGAGGTACAATAACCTATCCGCTTCCTGTATAAGGACCTGACGAATGCCAACTAACCTAACCGGATCAGCGATCAACGCCACGTATGATCAGTTGCTGCATATCGACGGCGGTCCGATTGCGACTGAGCAGACGGTCTATAGCGGTACGGGCGTGGCGACAGCCATGAAGCTCGGTACCGTGTCTGCCTCGGTGGATAACATCCAGTTCAACGGTAACACCATCACGACGCTGGACACCAATGGTAACCTGCTTCTGACCCCCAACGGGACCGGCTCTGTAAGTATCGGGAAAGCTGCTATCACTGGCGGTACGATCTCAGGGATCACTGACCTTGCTATCGCTGACGGCGGCACGGGTGCTTCGGATGCCACAACTGCTCGGTCGAACCTCGGTCTTGGTACCATCGCCACGCAGAACTCGAACAACGTCTCGATCACAGGCGGCGCGATCTCGGGTGTGACCTTCACCGGTTCGTTCACCGGGCTTACTTTGATCGAGTCGACCACACTCGCGACCGGGAATGCTGCGGCTGGGTGCAATCTAAACGGTAACACACTTGCTGCTGACGGCACTGACACGAACATCGATGTCAACATTACGCCGAAGGGTACGGGCGAGGTGAACATCACCAACGTCGATATCCTGAGTGGTAAGGTTCCGTTCAGCACAGTTACGAACCGCGCTTATGCTGCGTTCTCCGACATCACTGACCAGACAGGCAGCACAACTGTCCCGGCTGCGGTGAAGTTCGGTACGGTCGAAGTCACTGGCGCAGGTATCACGATGGTGACGGATGGCACCAACCTCACACGTTTGACGTTTGCTGCGGCAGGCACATATGCTCTGACGCCAAACTTGCAGCTGACTAACACGGATACCAACGACCACGACGTAACTATCTGGTTTGCACTGAACGGCACGAACATTGCTCGGTCGGCAACGAAGATCACCGTACCGAAGTCCACAGATGGCGGTAGCGCGTTCTTCCAGATATCGTTTTACGTCACTGTGACCGCAGGGCAATATGTCCAAGTGATGTGGCTCCCAGAGAACACCGCAGTTACACTCGATCACACCGCAGCGGTAACTGGACCTCCGGCGGTCCCTGCCATTCCATCGGCAATTATGTCAGCTGAAAGGATCGCGTAATGCCTAAGACCCCAGCGTGGACCCGTAAGGAAGGGAAGGACCCCAAAGGCGGTTTGAACGCTAAGGGTCGTGCATCCTACAATAAGGCCAATCCCGGCAAGCCGGGCCTCAAGCCGCCGCAGCCTGAAGGTGGACCGCGTAAGAAGAGTTTCTGCGCCAGAATGGAAGGCATGAAGAAGAAACTCACGAGCGCGAAGACGGCGAACGATCCGAACTCTCGCATCAATAAATCCTTGAGAGCGTGGAACTGCTGATGGCCAGTCCGAAGCCCACCAATCCGTCGCTGTGGTCCTCGGTAAAAGCTCAGGCCAAAGCGAAGTTCGACGTGTATCCCAGCGCCTATGCAAACGCGTGGGCAGCTAAGGAGTATAAGAAGCGCGGCGGCGGTTGGAAGGGTCCAGACAACCGGGTGAAGAAGTCATGAGCAAGGGCGGTCTCGGTAAATGGTTTGGTGAGAAGTGGGTCGACGTAAAGACCGGCAAGCCCTGTGGGCGGTCCGGTTCGGAGAAGTCTTCAAGAGGCTACCCCGCATGTCGACCGGCAGCTGCCGCTAAGAAGTTGACCGCCAGTGAGCGCAAGACCATGAGTACCAAGAAGACGGGACCTGCACGGCAGTCATGGCCTGTGTCCCCGTCTGGCAAACGTAAGGGGAAGTAATATGGCCCTATACGCCCCAGTTACGACCAGTCTTGATGGCATGGATAGTACCTATACTTACATTAAGCAATCTGGCCAGTTCAGAAGTGCCAGAACCTTTTTCCAACAGCGTACGGATGAGCAGCACGTGCCGTTCGTCAAATATGGCTCTACCATTCTTGGAACCCTTATATGTCTTATGCTTTATAGCGTCATAAACGTTTTCATTAGGGGTCCCATAGCATATGTTGGCAGCGGCATTATTATAGCGGTCGCCATCTATATGACGAACTACCATACCAGACGGTCTAGGTCCGATGAAGGTTTCGGCTACGACTACATGTATGCTTTTAGACACCTGCGACCTATCTTCCGGTCTTTTTCTAAAGGATATGGACAGATAGTGTGTCGCAGAGTTAGGCTTTCTGATAAACCGCTCCCCGTTTTTGATAACTGCTATACGCCCAAGGTTGCTAACTTCATAACCATCATGCCCAACAACCGCTTTCCAAATCTCTGGAGTATCTGTCATGGCTAAACCTCCGTCTGTTGCTGATAAGAAGATAGCAAAAGTTTATAGTGAATACAAGAGGGGCACACTCCATGCTGGCCGGGACCCCAAGGGTCCGAAGAAAGCCCCACTTGTCAAATCCCGCAAACAAGCCATAGCTATCGCGCTGAGTGAAGCTGGCAAAGCGAGGAGGAAGTAATGGCCGAAAAATGGATTAAGGGCGCGATCAAGAAGCCCGGTGCCCTGCGTAAAGCAATGGGCGTGAAGAAGGGCGAGACTATCCCCAAGGAGAAACTCGCCAAGGCCGCTAAAGAACCGGGTAAGATGGGTCAACGTGCCCGCCTAGCTATGACCCTTGGTAAGATGAAGAAGTAGAAAGGATACTGAGATGCCTGCTGATAAATACACCAGAAGCCTGTACAAACCCGGCACAGTCAAGGCCGAAAAGGCAGCTAAAGCCAATAGCGATCCAGCCCGTGCACGCCGTGCAATGGAGATACTGGCGCGAGAAGGCACCACTAACATCCGTGGCGGTCGCCCGAAAAAGTAAACCCTTCACGATAAGGAAAAGCAATGACCGAGAAACAATATATCCGCGTCAAGGCTGACGGGTTCATCTACGAATATAACGAGCGTATGGCGGTTCACCCTGCCTGCGAAGTGGTCACCGAGCAGGAAGCATATCCTGAGCGGTTCATCACCCCCGTAGTAGCCGAGAAGATCGAAGAGGTCGTCAAACCCAAGCGCACGAGAAAGCCGAGCAAGGGTCTCGATCTTACTACTGACATTCCCGTAGAACCTGTGTATACTGATCCCGAACTGGCTGCTGAAGCTGTACGGGGTTGGCCTGAATGACGCCTGCGGATATCATCGCTGAAGCACGAGTACTTGTTCAGGACTCGCGGACACCGTATCGCTATAGCGACACGGTACTGTTGGGCTTCGTCAATCAGACGCTGCGCCGCATGTCGATCCTGCGACCCGATCTATTCTTGGTCATCGGTGATATCCTCACAACCGCGAACACGGTTATCCAGAGTTGTCCGAGCGACTCGCTACGTCTCGTCGAGATTTTCCAGATCAAGAACGGTGACGCCGTCACCGAGGTCAATCGGGAAGTTCTCGACCAGATGAGTCCCGGATGGGTCAACGAAGCGGCAGGTACGCCGCTAAACTTCATGCGGCATGTCCGCAACCCCAATAAGTTTTTCCTATACCCCCGCCCTGCGACGGGGGTCGTGCTCGTTGGTGAGTACGCACAGGTCCCTCCCGCCTATACGCTGAACCAGACGATTGTGGCGCTTCCCGACGCATATCTCCCTGTGGCTGCGGACGGCGTCGTGTTCCTCGCCGAGTCGGTCGATAACGAACATGTCAATTCGGGCCGGGCCAAACTGTTCCAAGACTCATTCAACCAGACGCTTGCGGCTGGTCTCCAGACCCGGACCATTACCGATACGGAAGACGCCGGGCTTAACCCGAGGCAGGTGATCTGATGGCTGATCGTGCGTTCTCCACTCTGGCTGCCAAGATCAACCCGAGCGTTCCGGGCTGTCCGACTGCGACGATGATCCAGTATATCCGCGATGCGGCGATCCGGACTTGCGAGCGCACATTGGCGTGGCGCTACGAGGTGCCGCTGTTCGACCTCCTGCCGGGGGTTTACGAATATGCCTACGACAAACCGGTCAACACGGACGCACACGCAGTCTTTGCTGCCATCGTCAACGGCAGTCATCTGGAAAAGCTAACGCTCGACGACGCCCTGCGGCTCTATCCGCAATGGGCTGATCTCTATTCGGGTGAAGACCCCAGCGTCCTGTGGAGCCTAACTCCTCCGGGTAGTTACAACAACTATGAATATAATGAGGCGCTGTTCAACGACGGCGAACCGTTCGTCCTACCCGACTCCGTGGTTGCTGATGCAAGTACGCCGCGCTCGATCTGTCAGATAACTCCTGACAAGTTTGTCGTGCTTCCGTTGCCGGATAACAACGAGCCGTATACGATGCGGATGTTCTTGGCGCTCAAGCCCAAGCGTGATGCTTCAGGTATGAACTCGGTTATCTTCGATGATCTCGAAGAGGTCATCATGCACGGGGCGCTCCAGCACCTGCTGGTTCTACCCAATCAGTACTGGTCTGACCGGGAACTGGCGGCATATCACGCCAAACAGTATACGTATCAGATCGCCGAGCGTCGTGCTCGTGCCAACCTTGGTAATGTGCGCGGTACATATCGCGCCAAGATGCAACCGTTCGGAGCCTGACGATGGGTGTGAAAGTAACCAATAACGCAACGACCACCACGGCGGCAGCAGTCTCCAGTACTGCGCTATCCCTCACGGTCGCTACCGGCACAGGCTTGATCTTTCCAATCCTTGGGAGTGGCGACTATTTCTACGCCACCTTGAGCGATACCAATAACAACTTCGAAGTGGTCAAGGTCACGGCCCGTACCGACGACGCGATGACCATCGTGCGCGCTCAGGAGGGGACCCTTGCTTTACCTTTCCCTACTAACAGTCGCTTTGAGCTTCGGGTTACTGCTGCTAGTGTTCTGGAGTCGTTTGTCTCGAACTACGACTTCCTGCTTTTGTGAGGACGATATGGGTGTCATTCTAAAGAACAACGCAACTAGCACGATCACCACCGCGATCAGTGCCTCTGACGTTGGTCTGGCTGTTGCTGCTGGCACCGGATCGCTGTTCCCTACTCTCGGCGCGAGTGATTACTTCTACGCCACGCTGGTAAGCTCCAGCGGTACCTACGAAGTGATTAAGGTCACGGCGCGGGTCAGTGATACCATGACCATCGTTCGCGCACAGGAAGGCACCACGGCACAGAGTTTCGCCTCCGGCTCGCGCATCGAGGTTCGCGTCACGGCAGCGTCTATTCAGGATATGCTGGACTACCACGATCAAGCCAGTGAGATTAGTTTCGCTCCGACAGGTTCCGTGAGCGCTACTGATGTGCAGGCAGCTATCGCAGAACTGGACAGTGAGAAGGTATCACTTTCTGTGCTAGCTGCGTCCTCCGGTTCATCCCTCGTCGGCCACATCGCAACAGGCACTGGCGCGACTGCTCGTACAGTTCAGGCGAAACTACGTGATGTTGTCAGCGTCAAGGACTTTGGCGCAGTCGGTGATGGTGTAACCGATGATACGGCTGCTATTCAAGCCGCGGTTAATGCTGCGCAGATTAGCGGGCAAAGTGTTTATTTGCCCGCCGGAACTTATCTTGTAACGTCTGTGAACGGCGCAGGTGCAATCAATATTTCCGCTGGTATTGAAATGTTTGGTGACGGTGCAGGCACGGTCATTAAGCTAATGGCGGGTGCAACAGGCTTTGTTATCTATGGATACAAGGCGACTATTTTTTCCGGCCTTCATTTACACGATTTCACAGTTGACGGGAACAGTGTTTCAACAGCCCAGCTTGATGTTGGCCTCGTTCAAATTTTGAATGCTTCCGATTTTGTTTTGGACAACTTGACAGTTAAAAACGGAACTCGCGCAGCCGCTCCTGCCGGAATTAATGGGATCGCAATTGCCGACACAGCAGGAAACGTCACAAGCGGAACGGTACAGAACTGTGTTGTAGAAAATTGTTCCAAGGGTCTGTTGAATTGGACAAGCAATGCGCGCAACGGACTGATCCAAGGCAACACCTTGCGCAATGCGGTTGGCAACGGCTTGGCTCCCGGCTTGCAAATCAATGGCGGCCAGAACGTAAAAGTCATTGGCAATAGCATTTACGGAAATGAAGGCAGCGGCGTACTCATCGGCACTGATGGTGCAGGTAACGCGCCTCGTTTTCCTATTATTATCGGCAACCATATTTACGGTAACGGCACAGGAACTTCTGAAGGTTCTGGGATTAGATTAGGACGCGCTTTCGGGTCTAATTTTGGGCGCGTCATTATCGCTGACAACCATATCTACGAAAATGGCGTAAATGTTTTGGACCACGGCATAGTCCTAAACAACGACGCCAACGTAAATGTTACCGGAAATTACATATACAAAAATAAGCTAGCGGCCATTAGTTTAGGCGGCGCTGTAAATGCGTTTGAAGACGTGCTTATCGAGGGGAACACTTTTGACAGCAACAATCAGGCGAACAATTCTTCGGTCGGGATTATCTACGCTATTGGCACGGTTTCCGACGTAAAGATCACCGGAAATCGGTTTGTTGATCGACAATCACCATCGACAATGCACTATCCCATTTACACAGCCAGTGGGACTTTCACGCGATGGTCTGTGAGCGACAACACTTTCTTTGGGCAACTAAACCCGCAGACTGTTTTTTGGGATACGGGAACTCCTGCTGTCTGGTCAAAATCATCGTTTGAAATTACTAGTGAATACCAGACCACAAATGCGACAAGCGTTTATGTTGCTATCACTCCTGTTGCGGACAACACTGCGTGCGTTTTGCGCACGACGGCGCTTGCTGTGCAAAGCGACGGTTCAAACAGAGCGTATTACGATAAGGAAAACGCTATGTTCCGTGCTGGCGGCGCATTGACGGCTCTCGGCGCTGTAGTCACCTATTACGAG